GATGCTGCTGACTCCTGATGTGCTCGACCAGATAGAGCGGGAATATTGCTCCCGCTCCCTGGCCAACTTCGTGCGCCGAGCATGGCAGATACTGGATCCCGGTATGCCGCTGGTGTGGGGTCCTCACATGGATGCGGTATGTCTGCACCTGGAGGCAGTTACCAAGGGGCAGATCAACCGCCTGCTGATCAACATCCCCCCCGGCACGTCCAAATCATCCCTGGTGTCTGTGTACTGGCCTGCCTGGGAGTGGGGGGCGAAAGGTATCCCCACCAACAGGGTGATCGGTGCGTCCCACGAGCAGAGCCTATCTGTTCGTGACTCAACCAAGATGCGGCGCCTAGTGACGGATCCGTGGTATCAGAATCTGTGGCCGACCAACCTGATGCGGGACAACAACCAGAAGCTGAGCTTTGAGAACGACAAGACCGGCTTCCGGCAGGCTTGCGCCGTTCGCTCGATGACTGGCCGCCGTGGCGACCGGGTTATATGGGATGACCCTCACAGCGCCGAGGATGCCCACAGCCCGGCCGCCCTGATAGAGGCTGAGCGGATATTCAAGGAAACCCTGCCGACCCGCTTGGTCAGTCCTGAGCACTCCGCTATCGTGATCGTCATGCAGCGCCTGAACGAGAATGACGTATCAGGCATCATTCTGTCCGACGACTATGGATACGAGCACCTGTGCTTGCCCATGGAGTACGAGCGCGACAGGCACTGCAAGACCTCGATCGGCTGGGAGGACTGGCGCAATGAAGAGGGAGAGCTGCTGTTCCCAGATCGGTTCCCGGCGCACGTTGTCGAGCGTGACAAAAAGCTGATGGGTAGCCATGCCGTTGCCGGCCAGTTCCAGCAGAGACCGAGCGCCAAGGGTGGCTCTGTGTTCCTTGATCACGGCCAGCGCTTCTACTTGCCCAAAGACTTGCCCGAGAAGTTCGATCAAGTGATCTGCTCCTGGGACTGCACATTCAAAGACACCGACGGCTCTGACTACGTAGTTGGCCAAGTGTGGGGGCGCAAGGATGCCAATTGCTACTTGCTAGACCAGGTGCGCGACCGCATGAGCTTCACCAACACCAAGAAGGCCGTGGTTGCGCTCAAGGCGTCACGCGACGACATCCGCGCAGTGCTGATAGAGGACAAGGCAAACGGCCCGGCAATCATCGACTCCCTCAAGATGGAGGTGCCAGGACTGCTGCCGGTTGAGCCCGACGGTTCTAAGTTGGCCCGCGCCCATGCCATCACCTACCTGTGGGAGGCCGGAAACATCATCTTGCCACACAAGGACGTCGCGCCATGGGTGACAAGGCTCACTGATGAGCTGTCATCATTCCCGTTCGGAGCGAATGACGATCAGGTGGACTCGATGACCCAGGCCGTCCGCCATCTGTACCCGGTGCGCGGCAAGATCAAGATCTCGGCAGAAGCCAAGGCCCGCGCCATGCGGTATCCTATGGGCAGGCGTTAGCCAGCATTCACTGGGCGCCAGCCCCAACAGACATGAGGAGCGCCCATGTGGCCATTTGACAGAAAGAAGACCAAGCAGCAAGCCGCCATCAAGGCGGCAGCTGCCGCTATCGCCGAGGAGCGGCAGAAGGCCCGCAAGCTCGCCATGCGCCGCGCCGTGATGAAGTCCATGGAGAGGCGGGACAGTGACGCTGCCATCAAGTGGGCACCACCACAACTCATGCCCGGCGTTGTCCCTGCCGGCACCACCCCGGCAGTGGCCATGGATTCCCTCTGTGGTCCGACATACCAGTTTCTCAATTCGGCGGCTGGTGGCCTGTATGCGGCCAACATTCAGCCGTTCCCCGGATACCAGAACCTTGCGGCGCTCGCCACTCGTCCGGAGTACAGGGCTTTTGCTTCCACCTTGAGTACCGAGCTAACTCGGGAAGGCATAGAGATAACCAGCAAGGACCGCACCAAGGCCAAGGAGATGGCCGAAAAGATCAAGGAGCTTGAGGAGGCTTGCGAGTATTACGGAGTCATGGGGATCATCCAGAAGGCTGCCGAGCATGACTGCTTCTTTGGTCGGGGCCAGATCTCGATAAACATCAAGGGGGCTGACGTGTCGGTGCCACTGATACTGGATCCCCGCACCATCAAGAAGGGCAGCCTGACTGGGTTCTCCAACATTGAGCCGATGTGGACTAGCCCCAGCGCCTACAACGCGCTCGACCCGACCGCGCCGGACTTCTATAAGCCCAGCACCTGGTGGGTATTGGGGCGGGAAATGCACGCCTCGCGCCTGCTGACCATCATCACCCGCCCACTGCCGGACATGCTCAAGCCGGCATATAACTTCTCTGGTATATCAATGTCCCAGCTGGCACAGCCCTACGTGGAAAACTGGCTGCGAACCCGGCAATCCGTCAGTGACCTGGTAGACAAGTTCTCCCGAACCTTCCTCAAGACCAATATGGCCCAGGTGCTGAATGGTGGCGAGGGTGGAGACGTATTCGACCGGATCGAGATGTACGTCAACATGCAGAGCAACCTGGGTATGGGGGTGATGGACAATGAGACTGAGGACATCGTTCAAGTCAACACCCCGCTGTCTGGCCTAGCCGACCTGCAAAGCCAGTCACAAGAGCACATGTGCTCGGTGTCAAAGATCCCAGCAATCAAGCTCACCGGTATCAGTCCGTCTGGCCTGAACGCGAGCAGCGAGGGGGAGATCCGCTCCTTCTATGACGACATCAGCTCGGTGCAGCAGTCTTACTATTTCAGCCCACTGGACACCATGCTGAAAGTCATCCAGCTCAGCAAGTGGGGCGAGATTGACGACGCGATCACCTTCAAGTTCAAGTCGCTGTGGCAGACCAGCGCCAAGGAGGAGAGCGAGATCCGCTTCAACAAGGCCCAGGAGGCGCAGATCTACATCGCGAACAGTGTCATTGACCCGAGCGAGGCTCGACAGCAGTTGTCAGACGACCCGGACTCTGGTTGGGATAACATCGATGGGGATCTGGAGATTGTGCAGCCGGGGATGTTTGATGATGATGGCGCAGATCCCTCCGAGCCGGATCCGGATATACTGCCGGGTGAGGGGGGCCAGTAATGGCCCAAAAACCCAAAACAGTCCGAGCCATCCACTCGAATCGTGGAGTTGAGGCCCGTTATCGACGCGCACTAGAGGAGCTCATCAAGGAGATGAGCAACTCCGCCGAATACTGGCTGGCGGCACAGTACCGGCAGGCGCCTCCCGAGATCGCCGAGGACGCCCTCCCTGCCGCAGAGATGGCCGCCAGGGTGCGCGAGGTGTCACGCCGCTGGATAGCCAAGTTCAACGACATGGCCGACGACATCGCCAAGCGGTTCACCTCTGGCGCCATAAAGGCCACTGACAACTCGTTTCAGAATGCGCTCAAGGACGCAGGCTGGGCCGTTGATTTCAAGATGACCCGCGCCATGCAGGACGTTGCCAAGGCTGCCGTGGTGGAGAATGTGGCACTCATAAAGTCGATACCCCAGCAGTATTTCACCCAGGTGGAAGGCATAGTTATGAGGGGGTACTCATCCGGCAGGGACTTAGCAACCATAACCGAAGAGTTGCAGTATAGGTATGGCGTTACCCACCGAAGGGCCGCTTTCATTGCGCGAGACCAATGCAACAAACTAAACGCTGACACAGTGGACGCTAGGAGAGCAGAGATCGGAATAGAAGAGGCGGAATGGATGCACTCACATGGAGGAAAAGAGCCACGAAAATCACACGTAGCAGCTAGTGGAAAGCGGTACAAGATAGCAAAGGGATGCTTGATTGATGGTGAACACATCAAGCCCGGTCAAAAACCTGGCTGTCGCTGCACAAGTAGATCAATCCTTCCTTTCTGATATAATTTACATGCGGATAGGGTAGCTCCCGACAAGTTTGATCGTCTATCAAATTTCCGCATCACTCCAATAGACGATATGGAATAGACAGCCATGAAGAAATGCACAAAATGCTCAGAAGAAAAGCCACTCTCTGATTTTTGCAAAGACAAGCAAAAGAAAGATGGGTTGAGGTTTACATGCAAGTCTTGCGACAAAGTAGACAGGGACAGGCGCAGGGCGACTCCAGATGGCGCGCAAAAGCACCGAGACTAGTCAAAAAATTATTAAAAAAACAACAAGGAAACCATATCGGAAAAGGTAATGGTTCAAGCTGCATCAGGGATTGCGCCATATCAAAAACATCGCTCCGATCCATCCAATAAAGAAAAGATCGCGGAAAGCATAAAGCTATGGAGAGCAAAAAACTCAGAATGGTTAAGGGAATACTCCATACTGAACAGGGGGCGCAACAACAAGAGAGCAAGGGACTGGAGGAGAGCAAACCCAGATAAGGCTGCGCTAGCAAAAGTAAAGCGCAGAGCCGCAGAGGTAAACGCAACCCCTACATGGGCCAACCTAGATGAAATAAAAAAGATTTACGCAGCGGCTGCTGTAATGGATGGGGTGCACGTTGATCATATCATTCCGCTAAGATCTGATTTGGTGTGCGGGTTAAATGTCCATCACAACCTGAGAATAATAACGGCGGCAGAAAATTTCGCAAAAGGTAATAGGTATTGGCCCGACATGCCTTAGCAAGAGCGTGCTGCCGTTTTGATGCAAAGGGAAAAGCCCCTTGATGGGGCTTTGTTTTATGGTCTGTGACCTACCGTGTGCGAGCTAACAACGTAGTACTCTCCAGCATCAAAGCACTCAATCACCAGAGGCCAAACGCCAGCCCGCTTTGCTGACTTCACAGCAATAGACCTTGCCTCTGATTTTGTGTGCCTTGTGTTCTGCATGTCACTTCCCTTCAGGAAGTGACCGTGCATCTTAACTGGCTTTTTCATGCTATCACCTTGTTGTTATGGGCGGCATTCAAACCCGACATGATGCCCGAGCCGCTTGCCACATCCATCGCAAACCATGTCCAGGCTGATTGGCTGATTCCCGTGTTTTGCGCTATGAAACTTGCCAGTGAATTTGGAGGCTACCAGCTCAGGCTCCTGCTTTGAGGTGATTGGTGAAACAAGCAGGCCAAGCGCCTCGCCAGTAAGCTCAAGCGCTTTCAGCTTGGCCCCAACATCAGCCTTGGCATCATCAGCCTCTTGCTGCTTGCGGCAGGCGTAGTCCTTGGCGTTGCGGTAGTCGGCGGCCAGTTGCTCGATGGTTGGTTTGTCGCTAGGTTCTGGAGTAGCCCGCATCACCGACTCGCAGAATTCAGGCTTCGCTTGCTCCGGCTTGTGCAGGCGGTAGGCGATGATGTCGTTGACCATTCCATCTGCAACCCAGAACTTATGACCAGCACCCCCTATGTGGAGCGCCTTGATTCCTGCTCGTTCTGTTCCATCCCTCCATATAACATCAACCAACGTTCCCCTCTCGACTGGACACTCACCACCACCCCACTCAATCCACCCATCAGCATCCGGCGCTGGGTAAAGGTGGAGGTATTCGGCGCGGGACAGGATGGTTTGGTGCCAGTTTTTCAGGTAAGAATGCAACTCAATCCTGTCATCAATAAAACCTCCAGCTGCCACCCATCCATATTTTGATGTGTATTTTGGCTTACTCTTAGATCCAATAACAATTCCGTTGCAAGTTGACGCGAAAAACTCAACACCATCACGCCACCCACCATTCTCGCTGATGATTTGGGCCAATTCTTGCTTTGATTTGCTGATTTTCATTTCACTCTCCTGTGTAATTAACTCAAGAATCATAGAGCAACAAATGCACACTGCCAACCCTGATTGCAATAAAATCAACAAAGCCCTATCATTATCCCAGTTCATGAAACGTGGTTCAGACGATGCCAAATCCAAACTTGATGGCCTTTGACCGGCAATCCGCTCGCAGC